TGAGGGAAGTGAAGATTTAAAATACGCTAAAATGGTTGCCGACCATATAGGAAGCGTTCATCATTCCATTCAAGTTTCTGAACAAGAATTTTTAGATTATATACCTGAAGTAGTAAAAGCTATAGAAAGTTACGATACTACTACTGTTCGAGCCAGTGTAGGTAATTGGTTGATTTGTAAATATATTCGAGAAAATAGCGATGCTAAAGTTATTTTTAATGGTGATGGAAGCGATGAAGTTATGGGAGGGTATTTATATTTCCATGCTGCTCCGGACTGTATTGCTTTTGATAAAGAATGTAGAAAGCTATTGGCAAACATTCACTTTTTTGATGTTTTGAGATCGGATAGAAGTATTTCGTCCCACGGATTAGAAGCCAGAACACCATTTTTAGATCGAAAGTTTGTACAGTATTACCTTTCAATTAATCCTAAGTTGCGTCATCATTCTGGTCAAAATAAACCAGAAAAATATATTATTCGTGAGGCAATCAATTTGTATTCTCCTGAACTTTTGCCTAGTGATGTATTATGGAGAACAAAAGAAGCTTTTAGTGACGGAGTAAGTGGCGAGAAAAAGGCTTGGTTTGAAGTTATTCAGGATCATATAAAAGAAAAAGTATATTCTCATATGATAGACGATGAAGGTAAAATAATAAAAGACATGAATCCTTATTATTATAATAAACCTGAAACATTAGAACAATTATATTATAGAGATTTGTTTTATAAAAATTTTAAAAACAATTGTTCGAAAAAATGTTTGCCATACTTTTGGATGCCTAATTTTGTAGAAGCTACAGATGCCTCAGCCAGAACATTAAAAGTATATAAAGAAATAACGGAATCTAACTAGATATTCCGGGAGTTTTATTTCTACGCGTTTGGCGTTTTTGAATTTTTACTTTCTTACGTTTTTTTCGAGTAATTTTATTGAATCTTCTTAATTTCACAAAACGCTTAATTTCTTTTATAATTGATTTATTATCATAACGTCCTAAATTTTCACCGGGTCTTTCTATATATCGGAATCCCAATGGATCATTTTTTGCAAAAGACATAATATGATCTTTAAAATTTTTTTTATCTTCTAAAATAGAAGATTGCTTTGATTTTAAAAATGTTTGAATCATTTTTTCAAAAATAATATCATTATGCCATTCATGTAAATATAAGTATCGGATTTTTTCATGTAACATATGAGGATGACGCTGATCATCTAAAAATAATATATCGTCTTTTTTATCTAATTTGCCGCATTTCAAAAGATCTTTATACGTTTTTTCATGCGTTGTGCGGCATTTTTCATAAACTTTATTACCTACCTTCCATGCCGCTATTGTTTTATCAAATAACTTGTATTCTAATTTATGCTCTATATATTTACGTATGTTATGAACCCATGTTTTAGGTCCTATATTGTTAGTGTAAATCATAATTTTTATAGATTTCTTTTTCTTTTTTAAATTTTTTAAGTATCGAAAAACTTTAAACATGTCAGGTCTAAATATTTCAGGGTAGAGATCTAATAGTTTAAAAAATTCTCTTAATTTCATTTTTCTACCTATATAGTCTTCTATCCCTTCCATAAATATAGCAATTTGTGTGAAATATCCTATTGTTTTATCTAAATCAAAAACAAATACTAAATTTTCTTGTGATTTACCCATAGATACATATTAGTGATATTATTTTTCGAGATAGTCTAATACCCCTAGTATAACATACTCTTGTGGTGTTATTTTTTGAAATATCATGCTTTCATCTAGTTTAATTTGAAATATACGATTCATATTATTTTTTATTCTGATTTGAACACAATCGCTTATTATATCAATATCTACAATAATTCCACCTGTTGTGAGTTTAAGATTATCGGGATTTTTAAGAGAAATCCATCTTATATAAAATCCATATTGTAAGTCATTCATATCTGAACAATAACGATAATCTTTCAACTTTTTATGAAATGTTTTAAGAGTTGTTCTGTCTAATTGAAGCCTTTGAATCATATTGTTTTTAATATCTTTTATCTTAGCGGAAGTCATATTCATAATAGAGCTATTGGTTTCATTTTCTAAAGCACCGAGCAACTTATTTACATTTAGTTCAGCCATTAAATATATATAACGGAATTATTTTATATATAAATTATTTTTAATTTGTTGGAAAATATCTCTAAAGAATTTATCATACATGCTGAAAAAAAAGCACTAAAAAGTTTTTTCGTATTTTTCGGAAAAACTTTCTCTTATATTTGCATTTTGGACATTTTTGAAATGTCCAAAATCGATTTTTCAGAATAACTTTTTCTGCAAAAAACTGTAAAAAACTTTTCTTCTACAACAATCTAGAGACTTTTTAAATTTTTGAAAATAAAGTTGTGACTGAGATTTTTTTTGTCTATAGAAAAATAATTTAGGAACTTTTTTTGTTATCCAATTATATGGATAACAAAAAAAAGTTCCAAAAAAAAGTTCCAAAATTTTTTTGCGTATCATGTGACTATTCGACGTCTCGAGAAAGTCAATGGAAAAGACACATCCTTACTGAAAAACACAAACGGATAACAATGGATAATAAAAAAGTTCCAAATACGCAAAAATATGGGAATTCTGCGAAAAATGTATGTGTTTGTGGAAAAACTTATAAGTTTAAAAGTGGATTATGTAAGCACCGTAAGAAGTGTAAAATTGCTTTAGACAATGAAAAAGTCAGTGTGGTTCAGTCAGAACCAAAACAAGAAATTGTGTTAGAAGAAAAATCTGAAGAATTAAGTACAGATTTAAAAGAAATTTTTAAGGCTTTCATGAAATCTCAAACAGAATTTAACAAAAAAATAGCAGAAGAAATAGCAAAACCTCAAACAGTATATAATGATTGTCATAATAATAAGATGACTATAAATGTGTTTTTAAATGAATCATGTAAAGATGCCATGAATTTAACTGATTTTGTTGAAAACCTACAAATCACATTAGACGATTTAAAATTTACAAAAGATAATGGCTATGTAGAAGGAGTTACGAATATTTTTACAAAACAATTAAAAGATATGAAACCTACGGATCGTCCTATTCATTGTAGCGATAAAAAGAGATTAGAATTTTATGTAAAAGATGATAATAAATGGGAAAAAGACAAAGGAAACGTAAAAATAGATGAAACGCTTACAAATATTAAGTTGAAACAAACTATTAAAATAGGTGATTGGGAAAAGTTACATCCAAATTATAGAGAAGACCCGGAATTATTGGATGAATGGCAAAACATGTTGGCCGGCATTACAGAAGATACAGAAGGGAATGTATTAAAACAAAAATTATCGTTGAAAAGAAAAATAGCAAATTACATAGAGTTAAAAGAAGCTATGGAAAAAAAATAAATAGATAGTATATAATGCCTAGAAAAAAGAGAAAAACAAGAAGAAAAATAAAGAAAAAAATAAAACGTAGAACAAGAGTTAGGCGATGTGTTTACAAATTAAAGAAAAAACATAAAATAGGAGCAGCTATAGCTATATGTCAAAGTTCAACACGACAAAATTATAGAACAGGCAAAAAACTAAAAAAGAAAAGGAAGTCCCGTAGAAAAAAACGCGGAGGAACTGCTGAAAATCCTAATGAAGCTCCTGTTCATACATTTGAACCGCAAATCGACGATATGGTATGGGACGATGTAAGTCAATCAGAAGGACAAGTGTTTGATATATTACCCAGCGGACAATATGAAATATATTTACATCGCGAAGGAGAAGTTTTACGAACAATAAATCAAATATCACCTATTCAATAATATATTCTTATTATATAATATAATATGGAAACAAAAAAAAATACATCAAAAACATTTGAAGAACTTATGAATGATTATATAGTAGCAGGTATATGGGTTGATAAAGATAAGCGCTTAAAAAAACAAAATAGTATTAAAAAGAAATGGTTAGAAAAAAGAGCAAAAGCTAGTAATCCTCCTTTACGCATCTTTGTTAGACGTGGCACATTGAGAAGAAAAACAGTTATAAATCCCATTTTAGAAAGTGCGTTTCAAAGAAATTTCCAACGCGCAAAAAAGAGAAATAAAGAGGATTTAGATAAACGAATTTTAGAAGGAAGAAAGGAAGATATAAGAAATAAACATTTTAAAAATAGAATTATGGAACAAGATAAAGCTGGAGAACTAGGATATAACGCGACATTAGAGCATGCAAAAGAAAAACAATACACAAAACGTGGCAAAAACTATGTTAAATTATATCAAGAAAAACATAAAATGGGACAACCTATAAAAGGACAACATGCTTATAGAATATCGCGAGCTGCTAATAAAACTTTAAAAAATAAACCTAGTCCTCTGAGTAATGTTACACAAAAAATGGCAGGCGGAAGAAGGAAATATCGTAAAAGAAAAACTCGTAGAAAAAGAAAAACTCGTAGAAAAAGAAAAACTCGAAAAAGAAAAACAAAAAGGCGGTAATTTGAAGAGTAATTTAAATACGAAAATTTAGCAATTAAAACTACAATAGAAATTTTATTGACTAACATTTTGAGATCGGAATTTTTTTATGAGACATATTTGGACAAACAAAATAATCAAGTATGTAATTGATTACGTTCTTTGTTCGCACGAAGCTCTACGTTTATAAAATTGATTCTAATTATCTAATAATAATTAGATTTATATAATGACCGAACAAAAAAAAGAACGAACCGTTCAAGATGTATTTGATGATGAGAGAAAAAATCATTTTCGTATAGAAGAAATAGAGGAAGAATTAGAAATGATAACCGAATTAAAAAAAGAATTAAAAGAACGTAAAAAAAAAGAGAAAATATTGAAAACAGAGAGAAAAGGTCTTCAAATAGATTTATTAACAGAAGGGAAATTAGAATGGATTGAATGTAATCTTAATGAATGGAGAGAATATGTGGAAAAAAATTGGGAGGACGACCCGGTAAAATATTATATTTATCGATATGATGGTGGTATTCGTCAAGAGGGGTTTTATAAAGGCGAATTTAAATTAAATTCTAAAGATGAAGAACATTTCCGAGAATATTTTGATGATTACTTTTACTACGGATGTCCAAATTATCAAGATGAAAATCATCCCAACGCTGATGGTTCAGAATGTTATTTGGCTTTTGGCGGTGGTTCTGCATATGTTCAGTCATTTGAATGGAAATAAATCAAAATTACTATTAAATATAAAGGCTCTGATTTGTGGCTATACTTTTATATCAAAAGGAAAATTGACCGAAAAAAACTTTATAGTATAAGTACTAAACACAATGTTTAATTTACCACAAGAAATACAAAGATATATTTATGAATTTTGCTATGATAAATGGCAAAACATGGATAAAGTATTAAACCAATTTTTGAAAGGGGGTTTTAACAGAATAAATTATAATATTAAAAACTTTATAAAAAATGAAAAAAAACAAGCAATAAAAACAGCAAATTATAGACATTCAAGAAAATCAAAGGTTACTAATTGGTTACATAATATAGAAAAGTTTGAAAACACACATCCTGAAGTCGCAACTTATTTAAGTAAAAAAGAATTAGAAAAAAATTTTAAAATAGCATTAAAAAGAAGAAATGAAATTAAAGAAAAGAAATTACATATTAAAAATGAACATATAAGAGCCTGTAAATTATATGAAAAATGTAAAAAAGATTTGAAGCGACAATTCCTAACAGAGTATTATTATGGACAGGAATTTCGTTTACCTATAAATGCATTAAGAAAAGGAAAAGATTGGACTACTCATAAATGGGAAGAAGATGACACGATAGATTGTGATATTTGTACTTGTAAATTAGATAATGTATATGGGTATGCCCATCATAGTAATGATTATCGCGACTACTGTACGTATCAAAAAATGCGTTTTAATGAAAAATGGTTAAAACAACAAATAGAAATACAGGTAATTCTAAAATTTAACAATGGGTGTTATAGGCATTATAGTTTTCCATATTTTAAAAAAAGAATTGAAATATCGAAACATTATGGGGTAGAAAATACAAAAATTTGGGTGGAAAATGGAAAAGAAGTTGAACTTGATATTATTGAAATAAAAAATTGTAAATATATTTATGACGAGAAGGGTATATATGCTGATATTAAAAATCTATTATTAAATATGGAAAAAAAATCAATTGGTATATATGATAAAAAAACAGATGAAATATATTTTTGTGAATTTGAAGAAGAATAAATTAGTCAATTCTTAATAATAGACATGGCGGTTCATATTAATTATTTAAACTAAATGTTATAAATTTATATCTTAATAATATTATATTTGTATTATTTAATATGATAATTATAATATCAGGGTTATTAGTTTTATTGATAATTTTTTATTTTTATAATCAATCTTTAGAAATACATGAAAATTTTATACCAAGCGATAATTTTAATGGTTCTAAAAAAGGCTATGTTTTTAAAAACTGTTCAAAAGGATTGGGTTATTATAAGGATATTATGAATTAGTTAATATTATTTATAAAAAATAATATTATTGTTTATAATGGATATTAAAAAAGAGTACGGTTATGTTTTAATTATAGCACTGCTTCTATATATTACACAACAAGTTTTAATGGTTATTCCTGTAATGAGAGAAAGAAGTTCTACAAAAATAAAAGCTCCCACATTATATCCAAGGGACAGTGAAATAAAAAAGTTAAATCTAAGCGAGGACGAGGTTTTGAATTATTACAGAGCACAACGGGTTCATCAAAATAATGTAGAAGCTATGTCTGTATTCATGCCATTGTTTTTAATAGCAGGTATTTTTCAGCCAACTAAAGTAGCTATTGCTGGTGCTATAGTTTGGATTTTTAGATTAGTTGGCGGGATAGGATATTTATATGGCAAAAGAATGTATGGAGCTCCGTGGCATTTGGGCGAACTTTATTTGTTATATATCGTTGGATATTCCGCATTTGAGTTGTTATTTAAAGAATCTATTGAGAATGTGGGCTAATAATTTGATTAATGAATATAGGTAACTCCATATCTTTTTTATATTTTTCATCTACCCATTCTATTATTAAAGGCATCGTCTCTGATAAAGGTGACCTACTTGTCCATCTTTTTTTATTTAATAGTATTTCCAATTTTTTTATTCTATTTTCAATTCCTCCAGCTTTTTTTGGAGAAATATGTTTAAGAGCCCATTCAAATTGTAACGATTCTATTTTTGTAGGAAAGCCTTTGATTATACACACATGTTTCCAGCCCTTTCCTTTACTTGTTGTATATTTGGCACCCCCTGAAATTTCACCGTTATGTGCTCTTAGTCTTTTTTCAGCATTATTTGAAACTCCAACATATGTATATTTTCTATTTTTTATTATATAACAACACCATTCGTCCATTATATATTTATATAATAATAAATAATTAGATCGAAACAAATGTTAAATGTTAAACCATATTATCTCTTAAATAAAACCATTCATCTCGTGTAAGTTTATTACCGCTAACTAATCTTTTAATTTTTAGTAATTTAGATGGTCGTAACTTGTCCTTAGCAAATTTAATATTTTTGTTTCGCGAACCGCCAGCATTCAACATTTTAGATTTATTATTTAAACAATTACAATAATGAACAATATAGGATGCGTATCGAACGCCCATATCTTTATTGAAAAGTTCTTGTATAATAATTCCGTTATATGCATTTATATTTTCAACTATAGAAAACCCTAAAATCTGATTATCTATATAAACGCGTGTTACAGTGACCAAATAAGGACATTCTATTATAAGTTTGAATAGTTTAGATTGATGATTGGGATATAATTTTAAAATCTCATAAATATCATCATGAAAACCGTTTTCTATTTTAATTCTGTTTTTGTATTTGGACAATGCTTTTCGGAAGGTATTATATTTAGAACCTATCAAATTAATACAATCAGTTGTATCATAAATATATTCATCGCCAAATTTATCGTTTTTTCCTTTTATATCGTGTCCTCTTAGGGTAAACTTATTTTCTAATAAATAGTCATTTAATGTATTGTCTCCAAAAAATTTAATGATAGAATATGTTCCCATAATAGCTGAAGCTTTTGCGATAATTAATTTGTCGTCTACATATTTATAAATCATTTTGCTGTAGATTTGATATATAATAGAATTAAAATATTCTACGGTATCAAGAGTTAAATTATATTTTAATATATTCCCGATGTCTTCGTCTGTTATTTTTTTCCACCCTTTTAACATTATATTAATTAAATTTTAGTTTTTAATATAATATTAAACTTTTTCATATACTAATAAAATTTGGTGGACTTTTACAGTATATCCAAATCTTTTCACTTGGGGAAGCATAATTTTTATTTTTGCCTGTTTTTTATGAGACAATATAACTTTATCAAATGGTTTCATACCTAATTTATCCATTATTTTTTCTGTTTGAAAAACAAAATCATAATAAATATTTTTTTTTCTCCAATCGCCCAATACAATGCAATATTTACTTCCTATTTTCGCTTTTTTAATTACACGTTTCCAAATATTTTCATATTCAGTTAAAAAATCTCCCCATTTTTTAATTTTATCTAATCCATTTTCCGAATCATATTTTTCTAAATTCCAATAAGGCGGACACGTCAATAAACCATCATGTTGAGGTATTTCCTCTTTTCTGGAATCTGCTAATATATTTATGGCGTTGAAATGTTTTTTCGCATATTCAATAGCTTTTTCTGAAATATCATATCCTATATAAATCTTTCCGGCATCATTAACGGCTTTGTTTCGTTCTCCCCACCCTGCAAAAGGGTCAAATACAAACGTAGCTTCTCTTAAAAAATAATTAGAACACCATTCAGCTACATCTCGAGGAAAAGGACTAAATGAACTTCTAGAAGAATTTTTATTGTGATTTTGTTTTTTTCTTATTGTACTTTTGCCTAACTTTTCTACATCAAATACAGAAACTGGCATATATTTATACGATATATCGCATGTTTTATCGGTCATTGATATAATATAAAAAAAGTTATTTAAATGTTAATTTATTCTTTAACATTTAATTGAATTTATAATAATTTTAATTGTCCGACTAATTTATCTATTTTTTCTTCATTATAGGGTCCAACAAACCCTACAGTTATAGTATCGTGTGCTACTTGTGTTCTTCCTTCATCTACAACATACCCATGTGGAATATTTTTTCTATCGGCTATATTTAAGATTGTCAATAAGGTTTTTTCGTTTTTAACTTTTAATGCTATAATAGTTTCTCCTTCGTCTTTCCACCTAAAAATAGTATTATTTTTATGGGATAATAGAGTAGCATCTACCATCACATGACCACATTGTGCTACTATTTTTCCTTTGCTCATATTTAAATCATTTCTTACAAGTAATGCTAATTTGTATGACATAATTATATTATAAATAAATTAATAAAATTATTTTTCAATTTAAATAATAAATTTTATTATAATAAAAATGGAGGCTTACATGTATAAGTATCGGTGTCCCGGCCAATGGTGGGGTTCTTATGAGGGATTAAGAAATGTTTATACAAATGGTCAATTAAATGACGCACAGGCTATTTCAATGGCTAAAGAAGATATAAAAAAATCAGCAGGTAATAGTGATTGTGGGGTAACTCTATTGGTAAAGTATAAATTATCAATAGAATCTGTTAAAACTTATCCGGATATTACTAAAATACCTTTTTCTGATCCATCAAAAAATCCTAGATCTATGAATTTAAGATTAGATTAAAAGCTTGAAAAAGCACCAAATCCTTCATTTGCGGCAATAGGTTCGCTCATACCTACTTGATTGGCATCCTGGAGTCCGCCAAATCCACCACTGTTATACATTTGATTACTGGCTCCATTATCGGTCTGAACCTCATCAGCTGGAGGCATCATTTGAGTGGGAGAAACCATTTGGTTATGCGAATTTAAATAGTCTGCTCTGCTTGGTTGATGAGTAGGCATTCCTGCGCGAGAAATAGGCTGAGTTACTTTAACAACAGATGCGTCTTTTTGTTTTTTACCTTCTTTTTCATGAGTTTTTTTACCGTCCCATAATTCTTTTAATCTATTTAATAGAATTTTGGTTTTCACTCCGACTTTTGTTTTGCTTTCATAAGCCAAAACAATCATTACCAAAATTACGCTAAATAAATTCATATTACCAAAAGCTCTACCACTGTATGTAGGGACGTATGTAATAAGTCTATCAATAAAGAAAAGACCTACGACTAATAAAGATAATTGTCCTACAACCTCGGCAAGTATTTCTAAATTACTTTTACTTTCATCAACTTCCGGAATGACAGAATCAACTACGTAATTATAAAGACTAATAGGAATTATTGCTAAAACAACATACTGTAAAAGATTCATCAATTCGCATTTTGTATCGTTGTCAAAATTAAATACATGATTTACAAATCCATTATTGATTTTTTTCGTTGTGGAATCATCACTGTCCATATGATTTATAAAAAGAAATTAAAAATATCTCTTATTAATAATTAAATGAATAGATTTCTACAAGAAACACATTATTTATCGTTAATAAAACATATAATAAATAGAGGTTCGAAAGAAGTAGGACGAAATGGAACAACTTATACATCTATAGGAGGGTTTATGAAATTCTCTTTGGCTAATAATACTATACCACTTATAACTACTAAAAAAATGGCGTGGAAAAGTTGCCTAAAGGAACTGTTATGGTTCGTTGATGGAGATACTAACAATACAACATTGCGAAATCAAAATGTAAAAATCTGGAATGATAATGCTACTAGAGAATTTCTAGATGGTAGAGACCTACAACATCTTTCTGAGAATGATCTAGGACCTGTATACGGTCATCAATGGCGACACTGGAACGCTAAATATTATAATTGTTTTACTGACTATAAAGATAAAGGTATAGACCAGTTACAAAATATTATTGATGAACTAAAAAAAGGACAAATAACAAAACAAAATTCACGGCGGCTTATTATGTCAGCATGGAATCCAGAACAAATTGACGAAATGGCATTACCTCCATGTCATGTATTGTCCCAATTTCATATTACAAATGGCAATAAATTAAGTTGCACTTTATATCAACGCAGTGCTGATATGGGGTTAGGCGTTCCTTTTAATATAGCATCTTATGCTTTTTTGACACATCTATTAGCTAAACATTGCGATTTAGAAGCACATGAATTTACTCATTTTTTAGGGAATATGCATATTTATGATGACCATTTAGATGCTTTAAAAAAACAAATAAAAAATGAACCTTATGAGTTTCCTAATATAAACATAAAAAATAAATATTTAAATATAGAAGATTATAAATTTAGTGATTTTGAAATTTTAAATTATAAATCACATGACCCTATAAAAATGAATATGCGTGCATAATTAAAAAATATATTCATTTAGAAGTATATAAATGTCTCGTTTTGATAGAAGATTAAAAGGAGTAGAAAAGAAAAGTGGCGGACCAAGACCAGGAACAGCAAGTTGTAGCTTACCTGCTTCGTCACTTCATTCTAGAAGTATGTTAGGAGGAATGTTATATAATAATAACAATACACTTTTGTCTAGACAAAATAATAGACAACCAATACAAAATAATAGACAACCAATACAAAATAATAGACAACCAATACAAAATAACATGTCGAATAGACAAAATACAAAAATATCCAGACAACAATCTCAGCGTAGTATTAACGGCGTTGCGGTTCTTAAAGATCACGATGATAAAATTAAACGATTAGAAGATCGCTTACAAGAATTAGAAAGTAATTATGTGATAAACTTATCTAAAATGGAGCAAAAAATTCAAGAAAAAGATAAATTATTTAACTTAATGACAGGTGATTACAAAGAAGAAATGAGAAAAATGAGAGAATACATAAAATTAATACATAAAAAAATGAAAGATCTTGATGAATTAGATGTTTCTGTAAAATCAGATAATACGACATCTAATACATTAGAAGTAATTAATATAGAACAAGAAACATCTGAAGAAATAGCAAAAAAATCAGATGAACTTATTAAAGAAACCTCAACAGAAAACATAAAAAAAAATATTACATTGGAGGTTATTGAAAGTTAATAAAATTGAAAATAATATTTAACAATAATAAAATATTATTTAAACAATGAAGATCGTTCTCACAGACAAGCAAAAGGTTCAACAATTTGCATGTATTCTCAGGCATCTAAAGAATATTAGTAGTAATATCGAAATGATAGTGTATCCTACAAATATTTACGTCCAGGGAATGGACGGATCACATGTATCGCTATTTGAAATATATCTAAAGGAATCGTGGTTTTCCGAATATGAGGTTGATAAGAAATATAGTCTAGGTATTAATTGCGATTTAGTATTTAAGATCCTTAATTGTTTGGATGAAAATCAAAATATAAAACTTGAATATAGTGATGAGGATCATCTATATATTACTTTATATCCTAGAGATGGCGAACAGAGTATTACTAAAGAATTTCAGCTTCCACTTGTCTTGATGGATAATGATATTCTTACTATTCCTGATACGGATTACTCTGTTGATCTTAAGATGGTTTCTAGTGAATTTTCAGAATTGGTTGATCAGTTGAGTATTTTTGGACAGGAACTACTTATTAAATGTACAGATGAAAAAATACAAATGACAGGTCAAGGAGAAATGGGAAAAATGACAGCACTTATTAAGGAAGAAGATATATTGATTTATGCTATTGAAGAAAATACTACAATAGAACTATTATTTGGTATGAATTTTGTGAAGAATTTTGCTACATTTTCAAAAGTAAATAAGGCAATTAACATTCATTGGAGCGAAGACGTCCCAATGAAAGTCGAATATAGTTTGGATGAAGCGATAGATGACGACGACGATGACGTATCAGATATTTCAAGAGCAACGAATTACGTTAGATTTTACTTAGCACCAAAGATTGGAGATTCTTAATTTCTCTTTTACCCTGATAAGCTATTTTCATATTTGAAAATATAAGCAATCGTTTTATAAACATTACAAAATTAATTTTTTTTATTTTTAATATTTGATCGGCAACTTCTTTAAAAGAAAGAATGGTGGGGTTTTCATTTATATTGTAGAGCTGATTAATGTATTGTTGACCATAAAAATCACTTAAAAACTGATTGTTTTGACATGTAGAATAATGTTCCACCATATATGCTCTTTTTACATATTCTAAATATTCCCTAGAAAATTTACCATAAACTAGATTTTTTAGAATCTTAATTGTTCCATTCACAACATTTATTATGTGTTTATTTTTTGTTGATATTTCAATCATAAGATATGTCCCATAAGGAGTTGTGTAATTGTCTAATTGAACATTATATATCCATTGTTTTTTCTCTCTTAATTCTGTCATAAGCATAGATGTTACTCCACTTCCAATAAATTCTTTAAAAAAATCGATGTAATAAATTTCTTTGTCTTTTTGGTAAATAGGTGCATGAAAAGCAAAAACAATATTGGTATTATCTATTTTATTGTTTTTAAGAAAAGAAACTTCTAAACCTTGTTTAAAAATATCTGTATATTTCGGAATAATTTTAATAGGGTGTGCTTTTCTTAGTCTAGTTTTAAATAGCTTAATAACTGCTCTTTTTGAAAAATTACCAGATACAACAAAAATAATATTTCCGGAACCATAAAATCTTTTAGACCATGCTTTTAATTGTTCTACGTTAATATCTTTAAGATTCTTTAGTTGAAGTTTCATATCATCCTGATATTGTAATCCTTCAATACGAAATAACATACTATTTAACATATTGTATAAATCCATTTGTGGATGGGCAGCATGTATCATTAATTCATTTTGAACCGCTTTTTTTTCTTTATCCATTCTAGATTTAGTAATAATAGGATCGACACTTATGGAAGCTATATAGTCAATCATTTCGTTAGAGTATTTTTCCAACCCATGTATATAATACTGAACATTTGTTTGACCTGTAGAAGCATTAGTCAATACCCCTTTTTTCTTCCAATGATGAGAACATCCTTCTTTTCCACATTTATTCCATCCTTCTGTAACTACATGTTCTAGCAAATGTGAAATGCCAGCATTTTCAATGTTTTCATTAATAAATCCATTACTAATATAAGACTCTACCATAGTTGTTTTTGCTGTTTTTGAATGGTTTAAAATAATCTTAAAATCATTAATCATAATTACTTCGTGTTTTGCCATATATATATTTATTACGGAAAAAATTAAATATTCCTTTCTAAAATATTAATAATGATAAAATACTTTATAGCGATATTTATTTTTTGTGTAGTCTTATTTTTGTATCTACATATTAATTATCATCTAAAATGTAGTAATGATTTAGAAGTTTATACTATCGAAAGGCCTTCCAAGGACAAATTAGAAGAAATATGTGATATTAGACAACCAGTTATATTTGATTTTAAAAATGAGCGATTGATAGAAAGCTGTAATTTATCTGTTTTAGACGATAATTATGGAGCATTTGATATTCAGTTAAGAGATAAAACTAATAAGGATGAAAGCTCAGAAATGTATTTACCTTTTTTACTAAAAGAAGCTATAAACATTTTTAGAGCCGATAAAAATGGAAAATATATTACAGAAAATAATGAGGATTTTTTAAATGAAACTGGTGTTGTCAAGAATTATAGATACAATGATGCTTTTTTGAGACCACCACTGGTCTCAAAATGTATATACGATTTTCTTTCTGGTTCAATAAACTCGAAAACACCTTTGAGATATAACCTTAATTATAGAAATTATTACTATGTTACATCTGGTAAAATAAAAATGAAACTTATCCCTCCTCATAGTAGTAAATATTTATATCCTGTAAAGGATTATGATAATTTTGAATTTAGATCTCCCGTCAATGTATGGAATGTACAACATGAGTATAAAGCCGATTTTGATAAAGTAAAGGTATTAGATATTGAATTAAATAAAGGCGAAATTATATATATACCAGCTTATTGGTGGTATAGTATAACATATGAGAAACTATCTAGTATATGCGCTTTTAAATATAGAACTTTTATGAATATGATGGCAATAAGTCCTGAATTAGTTATGAGTATGTTACAAAATCAAAATATAAAACGCGAAGTTGCTCCTAAGATGGAGAGAAAAATAAAAAGTGATGAAACAAAAAAAAAAGAAAATGAAAATAACACCAATTCATAGTAAAATTGAATTAATAAACAGATAATTAATTCAATTAACTCCGTCTTTTTAGTATGAGCGTTTTAAAGCTAATGGTGTCTGACAGGACATGCACAAAATATCATGTAGTAAATGCTTATTCGTTGAAAGTTGTCCCTACCCCAAAAAATTTAAATCCAATTAAAGAAAAATTATGTAATCAAGATATTATAAAAGTCGATAAAAATAACAGTGTTACTATTTTACATTCATGTGTTAGATGTATGCCGGTTATACCAGGAGTATTAGTATTAAATGAATCAAAAACTTATGGGAAGATAAAAGATCGACATCTTTATAGATGTATTCCTGATGATAGACGATTGCCCATATTCCTTATGCCGTATAAACCACAAGTTAGTTTTTCCAAAAACATGACAAATAAATATGTGGTATTTAATTTTAAATCATGGGAGGGAAAGCATCCTATTGCCATAAATGTCCAAACGATAGGAAATGTAAGTGAATTAGTAAATTTTTATGAATATCAGCTTTATTGTAAAAGTTTGTATGCTTCTATTCAGGATCTTACTAAGAAAACAATGAGAAAGTTAAAAGAAAAAACCTCCAATGAATATATCGAACTTATAAAAAAGAAACATACTTTACAAGATTATAGAAAGGGAAGATACATCTTTAGTATTGACCCTGATACAAGTAAAGATTTTGATGACGCTTTTGATATTGAAACTATAAGTGATTCAAAGGTTAGAATTAGTGTTTATATTTCCAATGTATCTTTCTGGATGGATGCTATGGATCTATGGGACTCTTTTAAAAATCGCATTTCCTCTATTTATCTCCCAGATAGGAAAAGACCAATGTTGCCTACTGTATTGTCAGATGCGTTATGCAGTTTAACGCAAAACGATGAACGTTTTGCACTAGAATTGGCTCTTATTATAAATATCGATACGGGTGAAATAGAAACTCATTATTATAATAATGCGGTGATTAAAGTGGCAAAAAATCTTAGATATGACACAGAAGAACAAGAAATGGACTTAAAATATATCCAACTATTTAATGTTGTAAATCAAATGAATAGAAAGGTGCGTCATATGGATTCGTTAGATACTAGTCATGATATTGTTGCGTATCTTATGATTACTATGAATTGTATTTCAGCAAAAACACTTATTGATCATGAAAAAGGAACGTTTAGAAGTGCTACTTTTTCGGGACAATTTAAGTGTCCCGAAAAAGTACCTCAAAATATTAGGAAATTTTTGAAAATGTGGAACAGTTCAGGAGGAAATTATTGTAATTTTGAAAATATACAAGCACATGAAGTGTTGGACGTAGATGCTTATGTTCATATTACAAGTCCTATTAGGCGTTTGGCAGATCTCCTTAATATTATAATTCTTCAACATTGTCAGGGTTTATATACAATGTCAGATAAAGCACTCGAATTTTATAATTATTGGACTTCTGATGAATCATTAGAGTATATTAATACTACTATGAGATCTATAAGAAAGGTTCAAAATGATTGTTCTCTGTTACAAATTTGTATGGAAAATGAAGATGTACTTAATCAAATACATGATGGTTATATATTTGATAAAATTTTAAGAAATGATGCTCTATATCAATACATGGTTTATTTACCTGAGCTTAAAATGGTAAATAGATTTACTAGCAGACATGATAAGATAAATCTGTCTGCACATAAGTTTAGACTTTATGTATTTATAGATGAAAATTCGCTAAAACAAAAGTTGAGAATTGAAATACAGACAGAGGAATAAAAAAAATACTACAGAACCTATAAGTGTGTATAAAAATGTGTCCCTAGACATATTTTCAAAACTTTCATTAATAATTTCAATATCTCTACCGGTAAGAGGTTGTCCCATTATAAAAAAATATGTTTTTTTACTTTTATGTTCTTTTTTTTTGATTTTGTTCAACTTTTTTTAAAAGTTGTTTTTGTGTTATTTGTTTTTACATGTTATTTTGCATATACCGCGCGCAGTCGATGCACCGTGTTTTCCTTTATTAGCCGAGCACGATTTATGGAAAGAAACAAGGCGATGATCTTGTTTCTTCCATTTATTTTTGATATCCTTATTTTCCATTTCAGATTCCTTTATTCTCACTCCGCGCGCGGTGTTTTTTCCATATTTTTTAAATGTTTCGCGTTTTTTGTTTTTGCCGGTAGACCTGCGTCCGTTTTTGTTTTTTCCCATTATATATATGTTAGACTTTAGTTTGTGTAGTGTTGTATAAATTTGTGGATACTAAAATCTGTCTCTAACAAAAAAATTCAATTTTCTAATTTCTATTATAAATATTTTCTATAGTAGTTAAAGATATAAACTCTGATTAGTAGCTATACTTTTAAGAACTCTGTCTTTTACATGGCTCAATTTGTTCATAAGTTCAACATTCTCGGTGATGTAACAAACTTTTTCTAATTCGTTACTAATATTAACTAGTTTTAAAATAGCCTTTACAAATTCGCCCGTGTAAATATTATATTTTTTAGCTTCTTCATAAATGTTTCTACAATCTACATTGTTTTCTGTAAAACACCAGTTATACATAAATTCACACGTATCATATTGTATTCCATATGATTGTGAGAAATTTGTCTGATAATGCGTTTCAATATCATAGTAGTGATCTAGGGATTTTTTAATATCACGAATACCCTGTTTAATAGTTTTATTTACATTACATCCATTGTAATTGTGATATTTAACGTCGTCACTTAGTTTTACATCTTGAAAAACACTTAATACAGCTACAATCTCTTCTATATTAAGTTTGTCTAACTTTCCATCAACCAATATATCAGCAATGGCTAATGAGTGAACTTCATGAATATTCGCAGCTATTTCACCCTTTAATGTTAAAACAGAAATATCGTCCTTTATTTCTATAAATCCATTTTCTTTTAAAATTTTTAAATGAATTTCTATTTCACTATCAACATAACTTGTAATATTATGAATAGTTTTTTCTTTATTTTGAATAAGTTCTTTAATATTGTCTAACTTTTTATATTGTTCTACATCTTTCAATAAATGTTTGTATTCTTGTTCTTCGAATACTACGAGATTTTTTATTTTCTTTTTCTTTTTTTTGTTTGTTGTAATAGACTCCTCTGTTTTCAGGTCAAAGTAATGTTCCATTACGTCTTTTGGAGTTTGTAAATATTGTAATCCATTTTCCACTCGAATATATGTTTCTTTTAGTTTTTCTAATTGTTTTTTAACTTCTACAAGTTCCCCATTCATTTCGTTGGTCAACATGCTAGAATTCACAAAATCAGACAAATTAGTAGTGCCTACATTTAACATTGAAAGTATAAGATTAAAATCTACCTTAAATTTTGACACCAGTGTTTGAGGGTTTCCGCTCAACATTCTTCTATATACATCGGCTCCTGGGTTATTATCTCTAGCATTATACAACATATTTAAATGAAATATAACACCTTTTTTATCTTTACCTCTTCTTCCTGCTCTTCCTGCCGCTTGTCCATACTCATGCGAATGTAAGAATCTAAATTGTCGACCATCAAATTTAGTTAAGCTGGTAAATATACAACATTTAATTCCCATATTAATTCCTATAGCAAATGTTTCCGTAGCAACTAAAAGCCTGATTAGACCTTCTTTAAACAAAAGCTCTATCATTTCACGAAATACAGGCGTAACTCCGGAATGATGAACTGCTATACCTTTTTCTAGAAGTTTAACAATAGATTTAAATTCGGGTAGTTCAACATACTCTTTCCAGTTAGGTAGTTTGCTGATAAGAATTTGCGTTGCTTTTTTTTCTATAATAGAAGGAATGAGAGATCCCTCTTCGAATAATGTTTTATTTACTATATTAGCCCATATATAACATTGCTTTCTTGAAAATACAAAAGCAATAGCGGGCAAAATACTATTATTATAAAGATATTCTACCATTTTATTAAATATGAATGATGGTTTAATGACTATTCTTTTATCGCAAACATACTTAAGAACCTTTTTAATTTGATCATATGTTTTTTCCTGAAAAGGATGATCTTGTTGTTTAAGTAAAATAGGTTTATTTACAAATTCACTTATCATGCTGGTGGTTTCTGTATTCATTTTTTTAAAATTTGATTCAGGGATAGACATAAATGAATAATGCTCTAGTGGAACATTGCGATGGTGTGTTTCGCATAGAGTCATTTTTCCACGTCCCGCACCCAGAGGAAGAGGTGTTTGCGACCATTTGCATAACTTTTCAGGACCATATATGGTCGCTGATAATCCAACATAAATAGTATTTTTAGGTAATTTCATAATTGATTTTTCCCAGACAGGTCCTCTATCTGGATCATTAATGTAATGAATTTCGTCAAATATCACAGCACCTAGTCTAGTCAAATCAATATCAAAATCCAGAGTTTCTTTCAGCGCTTCCTTTATTTTACCCTGTTTTAAGGTTAGAGATGACATTTTATTTAAGGTATTCAATAAAATTTCGGTAGTCATTACGACAACATCGGCTTCCGGATTAAATTTATTATCTCCCGTTAAAAGTCCAAATGAAATATTAGGGAATTTTTTAGAAAGATCATTGAATTTTTCATTACTTAAAGCCTTGACAGGAGTGGTATATATTACTTTCCTGTCTCGTTCATGAAATAAATGAATAGCAAATTCGGCAGGGAGAGTCTTACCTGAACCGGTAGGCGCGCATACCAACGTATCATTATTATTGTAAATAGAAGAAACAGCATCTTTTTGAAAATCGGACAACTCGAACGGCCAAATTTTATAAGTTTCTGGTATATCCAGGTTTGAATTCCTTGTTTCGGTGTTTGTTCCATACATTTTTATAATCTTTAAAAGGTTATATTTTATAAATCAATTTTAACCATATTAGATTAATTTGATAGAAAATTGAAGTTAATTTAACGATGTAGTTTTATAACACTACACACAATAACATATCGTAATCTATACAACAAACACATACAAATATGTCTTTCACTGTAACTTACCCTAACGATTTGTCTAAATGGCGTTACGTTGACGTATACGGAATTGATTTTAGACCATCACTTAAAGATATGGCCGACACAACAACAAACCTAGGTCTTTGGTCATGGTTTAAAACGGAGTCTCCTCCTGAAAACAGCGGTTATACTTATTGGGGTCACGAAAATGTAAATAAAATTAGCAACAATTTAAAAAATAATGATCATTCAGGAGCAACTTTTGGCTATTGTATGCGTCAAATTCAATATATTGCGAAAAACGGGTTTGACAAGTGGAACAATCCAGAACAACCAGAGTAAATTTATATATAACGTGGGTTTTTGGGAAGATTACAAAACTTACATTTGTATTTACACCTACTGTCGAATGGTTCGGCAAAATCAAATACCCATTCGTGCTTACATGTTTTAAATAATTTTTTTCTATTTTTTTCTATTTCGTTTTTAAGATTTTTTATAATTTCTTCACATTTATAAATTTCTCTCCATTTGTCGTTAATAATACCTGATATGATTATAGATTCATTGTTCATTATATATTATATTGCTCTTTTTTCAGTATTATTTTAATATCAATTTAATATATCATGGTCAATAATAATCTAAAAAGGTTTTTTATGATTTATTTAATCATTTTATTTTTTACATTTAGTTTTAATAGTTATATTAACCCTTTAATGGAATCATATTTAGAAAAATTTATTGGAGAGAAAAATATAGAACACGCTCTGGCATTTATACGCGTTACAATAACAGTCCCTATTACATTTTGGATTCTAATACCATCTGTGTCAAGGTTAATATAGATTTTTATATAAAAGTATTTTATATAAAATGCGGAAAAAAGGGAACTTACTTATTTATTTAAAATTAAGGCAACTAGGTATGATTCACCTGTATCGTAATCGTATAATTGTTCTTTCTAGAAAAAATTTTGTTGAGGAAGATTGGACGTTGTATTAATTATAGATTAATTACAAGTGCTTTATTATATGTATTAGATTCGTGTGGAATACCTACCGGATTAATAATGATACGACACTCGTCTTCTATTATATCTATTCCTGTATGAGTATGTCCAGCAATCCAATAATCAACAGATCTAAATAGATCGTCACATGGCGTGTAGTAATATTCATTTAAATGCGATGTTTTATATTTTTCATTAATACATTTTATACTAGGTAAATAATGAGTCAAGACAATAACTTTTTTATTTTTTTCGTTTGCTATTTTAATAAAGTCTTTTAACCAATTTGTTTGATCGTTATTTATTTTTTTTATTTTTGACATAATAGGTATATATTTATTTCTAATTTTCATAAAATAGGAATTTTCTAGTAATTTACAGTCAGGACTATTAATAGGATCTTTATCTGTTTTACACCACATAGTAGTGCCTCCTATAATAATATTATCAAATTCAATATATCGTTTTTGTAAAAAAAATACATTTTTTAAATATTTTAATTTTTCTTCTATAATATAATCTATTTCTGAATATGATATATCGGGGATTTCATAGTATGCGTAATATTCATGATTTCCGGGTATGTAAAAAATTTTATCATAATTTTTTGATACTTCAATAAAAAATTTTAAAAAATTATGATGTTTAAAATAACATACGTCTCCTGTTAATATTAAATTAGGAGCCGCTTTTTTAAAAATTTTGGAAATATCAGGTAATACATTATAATATTCTAGATGTAAATCAGATATAATTTGAAACTTCATTTATATATGATTTAGTTTATATTTTAAATTGTTACAAAAATTCTTCTACAGGCAAATAATGGCCAAATTTTTGTCTAATAAGAGACCTACAAATTATTGTTTCCACTATACGCAATTTATAAGATAGATTTTTATAAACCTCTTTTAAAATATTTGTCATGTTATAACTAGGCCCCCAACGACATAAAATACTGCTACAACATAAACATTTTTCTATACCGAATTTATCATTCCATTCAGTGCTAAAAGCTAAAAGTCTTTTATAATTAAATGAACCATTAATTATAACTTCAGGGGGTTTAAAAGGATAACATTTATCTTTAAATTGTAGAGTCACAACACATGTAAATTTTTCTTTATAGAATGATATTAAAAAACAACATTCTTCAGTATCCGGTGTAAAATCAACAAACATAACTGGTAAGGGATACAAATAAGCGTTTGTTAAATGTTCAGAATTCCACGATTTTTCTATTTCTTTTCTGATACGGCGTTCTTTTCCTGTTATACGGGTTGTCATATTGTAATTGGTTTATAGTAATACTAGGTCATAATATCTTTAATCAATTTTTAACAAAGTGTTTGTTCATGAATTTTTGAATATTGAAATATGTAACTTCTTCTTTATCGTTTGTTTGTAATAAATTTTTCAATTGTTTATTAGGCTTAATGATTTTTTTATTATGTTTATCTGGGAGTTTATTGTCTTTGATATATTGGATAATATATTTGGTCACCTCTGTTCGTGCGAGTGCTGTGCCTTCAGGATGTCCCATAAATTTACATAGATCTTTTGAAATTTTGGTAGGTACGGCGAAACCAGATGCTTTTCGGTTTCCTTTGTTTCTGTTTTTCTTCGCTTCACGTTCCAATTGTTTCATTTGTTTTTTAACATTTTTTTCTAAAAGTTTTACCTGACTAGTAAGCATGCCTATCTGTGACTTGAAACTAGACAGTGTGTTTAAAACTTCTACGAATTGTTCGTGAAGGAGTTGAGATTGCGTTTTAGCTTCTGAGGGTGGAGCAGTAGATTCCATTTATATTCTACAATAATGAAAGTGTTTTTAAATCAATTTTTAATGATTTAATTTACATTAATAAGTATTTGAAAATAATAGTGATAAATAAAATTTTTTAATAAACTATATTATTTATCTAATTGATTTAGGTGCGTTCGGGTACACGACGGCCTCCTCGATTGTTGTTACGAGAACGCCGTTGAAGAACCCACTCCTCAGAACCACCTTCATTTTCGCCCTCATGGGAAGGTCCTCTACGAGGACCACGGCGACGGTTGTTGTTGTTTCGCGGACGACGACGATTGTCACCAGTATCGTCCTCCCCGTCCTCATTGGATCGCTGAGATCGGTTTGCATGGCGAGTCTCGCACATTAGCATACCGTCACCCCATCCACGAACTGTCCCTGCCTGGTATGGATGTTCCTCATTATCGCTTTCGCGAAGAGAAAACCAAACATACTCTCCTTGAACCAAATATTTATACTGTTCAGATCCGACTACAATACCAGAGTGATGGACAAAAATATCCTCGTCTTTTTTGTCACCCTCTAGAACAGTAACAAATCCAAAACCGGCCCTGTTGTTGAACCATTTAACGCGACCCGTAAGTCGAACATCGTCAGAAGTACCCGCGTTGGGCGTAGAAGTTACATTAGCATCGTTGCTCATGATATAAGTAACTAAAACAAGATTCTTTTAAGTCACTTTAAAAAGACAATTAATTTCTAAGAGAGCCTACACACATAGAAAAGTATAAGCGATTAATAAAATAAAGTAAAAATGGTTGTAATAATACAATAACCATTTCTTGAACTGCTACTTTTTTACCAGAAAAAACTTTCTTGGCTAAGTTAAACGCAGTAAAACATAAAATAGCGAAAAAGAAAATAGACATGTAATAAAAATAATTACAATAAGAAGCGTCTAAAGGACCGAACAACGATTGGATCATATTAACAGAATTCATTATAGAGTATGTTAATATAAAATAATTTGTAAAATATACATTTATCTCTTTTTTTTAGTGCGGCGTTTTCTACGATTCTTTTTAGATTCTCGCCTGCGTTGGTTCTTGTGGGTTTTTCTTTTTCCACCTGTTTGAGGAATATGTTTTTTATTTTTTTGAGATTCTTGTAACATCATTTGTCTATGAGCAGTTAAAGCATTTTTTTCAATCATTTCTTCTTTTCGCATTTGTGCCATTCCCTGTAAATCTTTTTTTTTTATTCCTATTTTTTTAAATGCTGCTAATTTTTGTTTAGGGGACATATTTTTTGTTTTTACAAGCAAACTAAAAGGAATGTTTTTTTCTAGATTTTTTAATCTGTTTCTTTCATTTACGCTATACATTCCCGCTGATCTTTTTCTTGTCTTTCTGCGACGGCGACGTTTCCCTGCTTGTTGATTTATAAAACTCTTTCTATTTTTTTTAGTTAATCCCGGCGGACTCATGGGTTTATAATTATTAGTGACATTCTTTTTTTTTAACCCGGGTGGAGGATATATTATTCTAGGTTTTTTTTCTCTTTTATTTTTTAGTAAATTTTCTATTATTTCTTGGGTATTATCTTCTTTATGAACGATATTATTAACACAACTATCCCATTCTTTTTTATTTTTAACATCGCAAAGTTGAAATGCTAAATCATATAAAAGTTCATCTTTGTCTTTTTCAAAATCTTTTAATTCTTTTTCTTCTTTTTTTTCTCGTCTTTTCGTACGACATTTCTTTGTAAAACAAACGTTTCCTCCTTTTTTTCTACGCGCACCTCCCATCATAGAATCATAATATGCTCTAAGTTTGGAAAAATCTTCTCCTATTAAAAACATGGTCCATCCTTGGGATCCCGGGTCTAATCTGTTTAAAACATCATCATAATCTTCAGAGCCTCCTGCATTTCTTTTTGAAGCCGGTGCGCGAAAACCACCTTTTCCGAGATCAGCACTATGCCCTCCGGCGGCTGCTATTTCCATAAAACGAATAGTAGGACTAGAATTTTCATCATATTCACCGCCTTTTTGGTTTATTTTATTTAAAAGATCTGTAATTTGTGAAGCCACAGAATATCTTGATGCTAAAGAATCTCTTCTATTAGGATGCTTTTGTAATTCATTTAACGTATATAATAGTTGTCTTAATTTACCTTGGTCTCTAGAATCAATAAAACCGCTAGAAATCTCGTCGTCATAACCAGCTAATCTCATCGCATAATCATACCATGATTCGTCGCTTTGTTGAACTACTAACAATTCGTTTTTATCATCATCAGTAAAACGCCATTTTGACAATTCTAATGCGGCCGCATTTGTTTCGTCGTCTAATGTTTGCTGTCCCGTATTATCTATATTATAAAATTTAAATCCTACTTTTCTAAAGTAGTATGCAACAACATATGTTAACGAAGATAATTGTATACCATTAATTAATCCCGAGTCTCTTAAATTTCCAGCGGCTAAAAATACCTGACGCCATAATGCGGTTGCTATTCCTACTCGTTCAGGGTCATTTGCGCATATAACATCAATATATAAATAATATTGACCGTCTCTCTGTTGTTTAAATTTAATTACTGTAAAACCTCTTAAATAAGGACTTACCCGAACACTAGCTCTATTACTATGTTTTTCCATTGATTCTACTGTAATAATTATTCCATTTGAAAGAACTTGTTCTACATCTAAATATCCTCTGTCTATTACTCCACCACACGGCGAACCAATGCCTTCGGCTTTAGCTGTCATAGTACTGCCTATTTTACCAGCCAATGATTCTAACTTAGATTGTGATAATACAGCAAAACCTAAAGATTCTAATATTCCTGTTATTCTTTCATGATTTTCCACTTCATCAAAATAAGACATGTTTATATATGAATTAACAACTAATTGAGAAGCTGCCGAACTACTTGAACTAGATTTTTGAGATGACATATATATATTTAGTAAATATTAATAAATATATCATAATCAATATTCGGTATAATTTATTAATAAAATAGATATAAACTTTTCACCTAATAAGTATTTAATATGGAGGAGAAACGTAATTCGCAGTCAATGTGGAAAAACGCAGGACATAATGTTCAGACAATAAGTCATTGGAAAAATTCAGAAAGTACAACAAGGGCTTTTACGGCTAAAGCATCTTTTAGAATTTTATCAGAAGACGGATTATATGCTCGAGGAGAATGTATAAATATAGATCAAAACGAAACTTTGGCTGAAATGTGTTGTGGTAAAACGTGTTCTAGAATGTTAATTTATATTACTCATAACGATTGTTTAAAGTATATTAATGTTTTTATCAACGCCTTTTTCTGCATTTTTGGTTTATCTATTTTATACGGTAAGGTTTCTAACGAGTTTAGTCCTTATATAGGTCTTTTTTGGATTGTTTTGCCACTGCAAATATTTTTTACAGCTAATAGAACTATATTATGGAGAGTATGGCGTAAATCCATGATGCCATATATTCAATTATATGTTTCTGTTATTGAAACATGGGCATTTTGTGATTTATGTGGATGGGACAAAAGAATATGTGTGGTTGCTCCGCCTATGCTATTAAACCAGCTTATGATTATAAATAGTGACGCAGTTTATTTTAAGAAAAAAAATAAAAAATTAATTTTATTTAAAGTCGTTATTGCCATCACATGGAAAATATTTATGCTGGCATCTTTAAGATTTGGTCTTTTTACAGATATGTACCCAAGAAAGATGTTTACTCTTATGGTTGCTCCTCACGAGTTTTTTTTAAATAACATATCGGTTTTCGCAGGAAAAACAACATCTATGATTGTTTTGCTAATGGGACAAATTATTTTTAGATTTAGACATCCGGATCAGGCTTACGCTCTTAGAACAAATTATACTATTAAATCTAATAGAGAATGGAATGAATTAAATAGAGTTAATAGAATAAAGAAAAAATTTCTTTTAAAAAATAATGTAAAAAAAACAAGAGAAGTGTTACATGAAGCAGTAATAGAAGTAATAGTTTAATAACCTTTATAATCATATCTTACTACCCTGTACCATAAATACATAGTAATACCAGCTAAAAAAGTTAAAATAAAGAACAATACAACATCTATAAACATGTAGATTAATTTAGTTTATATGTTTAAATTTTTTATACTTATTTATTAATAGTATGGAAGATAATTTAAGTATGTCGGTATATTTGAACAAAAATCCAAAAAATAAAAAAATAGCTATAAAAAAAATGACTCCCGCAATATGGATTCCTAGTGGTAAAATAAATAAATGTTATGATTGTAAGGAATCTTTTACTTTATTTAGACGAAAACATCATTGTAGAGTATGTGGGAGAGTTTTTTGCGCGGGATGTGCTAATAATTGGGGGCGTATTCCTAGTTTAGTAAATACAACTACGCCTCCATATAAAGTTTTTTCTCTCCAATCAATGTTGACTGAAGATTTAAGGATGTGTGAAGAATGTAAAGATAAAATAGATTTTATAAAGGATTGTTCTAAGTTTATTTATATATTTTCTTATTTACCAATTGATATTAAGGTTTTATATAAATTAAGAGAAGTAAGCCATGAATGGTGTAAGGCTATAAATACTATATTATCGTCATATAAAAGCTCCCAGTATAAATTGCCTATACAATCATATTCTAAATTAGAAAAACAATTTTTTTGGAATCACAGATATGAATTTTCACAGCATTTTTCATTAATGTATAAGTGTATTAATAGTTTCAAAGAAGGAGATAGTATAGAAGAATTAAAAGATTTAATGTATCACTATAAAAAAAAAGAAAAAACGCATTCGTGTAAAGAATTGGTTTGTAAAAGAAATTGTTCTGTAAATCCAAAAATAGAAGAAATATTAGTTTTGTTTAACAATAATGCCGTTATGGCAATACCGGAAGTTAAAGATTGGATATTTAAAAAGTTAGAAAATTTTGATAAAAGTGAAATACAAATTATTATGCCATGGTTACTAAAACTAGGCTTACAAAATTCAAAAACAATGAATGATTATATTATACCATTTGTAGTGAATGATTTACAATTAGGATATTCCTTTTATTTTGAATGTAGAATTTACGAACAAGATTCCATTTATCGGCAGAAATTAAAAAATACATCTGAACTTTTTTTAAAAAGTTTTGGAGAGAAAAATGTAAAAGAAATAAAAAAAACAAAACGTTTCATAAAGTTTATAAATTCCAATATCAATGTGTTAAAAACACCCGAAGACTGGAGATATGAATCAAGGGTATTTTTTGATAAATATAAATATGTTTTATTACCATGGAATATAAATGTAGTGTGTACCGGTTTAATGGAAGAAGGCGTTATGTGTTTTAATTCGGCTACAAAACCATGGAAAATCCCTTTAATAGTTATAAAAGATAACGAAGAACAGATATTAAATCTTTTGGTAAAATCAGAAGATGTAAGAAAAGATAAATTAACAATGATTGTTTCGGAAATGTTGAGGAGAGTATGTAAAAATATCATAAATATAAAAACGTATAATGTATTTCCTATAGATGATTCGTGTGGGTGGATTGAAATGGTGGAGAAATCTAATACGTTATACGATATAAAATATAAATATCAAACAACAATACAAAATTACATTATGGATTTAAATCCAAATTTAACAGTAGGAAGAATAAGAGAGAATTTCATACAAACATGCGTATCTAGTTGTGTTTTATGTTATGTATTAGGAGTAGGGGATAGACATATGGAAAATATTATGGTGACGGGAAACGGTAAATTATTACATATTGATTTTTCATATTTATTAGGTGATGATCCTAAGCGTTTAAATATTGAGATGAAGATAACAGAAGATATGCTTAATATGTTAGGTGGTTCCGCATCAGAGACATTTAATATATTTAAAACACAATGTAAAGAAGCTTATAAAAAAATAAGGTTACGTAGTTCGTTATGGTATATTTTATTGACTTATTTGGTTTTTTCAGTGCCATCTATAGACTATTATAAATACAATGAAGAAATGATAAAAAATCATGTAATAGAACGTCTTGTACCTGGAGAAAAAGACAGCGAAGCTTCAATGCAGATTATAGATATTGTAGAAAGATCGTCGCGTAGTAGTTGGGGTGAAAATATAGCCGAATGGTCACATTCTATAGGAAACGAAATAAGAAAAATAAAAGATAATTTTACCTTATTTAATTTAGACATGTAAAAGAAATGTAAAAATATTTGATAATATATATATATACATATATGTCAACACGAGATTTTAGCGAATTTAAAACATTGTTAGATAATCCACGTAATAATATTTTAGTCGATATACATTCGTGTCCTATAGAAAGAGCGTCTATAGATGCTGATGATCCAAAATACAATGAATATTTTATAAAAGTTCCTAGAAATATTTATGTTGTGTTAATATCAGATTTTGGTCAAAATAAAATAGGCGAAGATAATGTTCAACACCAGGACAGAATGATGTATGGAAATCCTTCATGGCCATGGATAGGAGATAGTGAAGTATTAAGAACAGCTCAAATTTATTTTCCCGGAGATGATATTTTTAACCCGTTAATGATGTTTGGACAACCAGGGGAATATGATGAAAATTATGATATTTTTAATGTAGTAACAGGTCAGCCTGCATCATTTAATAAAAGTAATAAACAACTACAGGGAAAAGAGGCTTATATGACATATTCTAGAAAAACTATTTTAGCTAAGTTAAGAGGAAATCATCCAAAAATAGTGTATATTGCTACTTGTGATCCTAGAGGAGATAAACCTAGTACATGGACAGGGATACAATGGAATAATCTTATAAGAAAACGACAACTTCTACAAAAAAACCATCGTTCTATATTTAAAAAATTTATTAAAACTAGTGGGACAAGTAGAAGAAGTGCTAGACAACAGGGTTATGGTGCTTCAGGTAGAAGCGCGATGGGATTACTTCAAAATGTAGATTATCAACATTTTGAAATAGACATGGATAGTATAACTCCTTTAACAATAAAAGCCGTTTCAATTGATGATGATACAAAAGCATGTGTGACACAGTGTGATTATAAAAAAAGTTGTACTGATAATATCCCTTTGGTGGGCACTATTGCTAAGTTTTGTCAAAATAAATATTGTACATTTGAAACAGGAGAAACTGGTATATGTAAAGAATATAATGAGATTGAAATGGGTAAAAGAAGTAAAAGGTCAAAAAATAGACAATCAAAAAAAAGACGTGGAGGAAAACGTCAAACAAATAAAAAGAAAAAACGAAAACACAGACATAGATCTAGAAAAAGACGCTCTAGAAAAAGACGCCCTAGAAAAAGGCGCACGAGAAAACGATAAATTTAAAAATAAAACAAAAGTTTAAAGCAAAAACACAGGCATATCATCATTTTTGAGATCTGTTATTTTATTAATAACGACATCTCCGCATTTCAATAATGTTTTTTTATCTTCTTTTCCTGATAGAACACCTATATTTAATCCGCATCCCGCATTTCTCCCTTCTTTCATATCGTTTAAAGTATCCCCAATCTTTGCAACATTCTTTACATTTAATATATAATTTCTTTCCATAATTCTGTGTATCATATAAGGAAAAGGTCTTCCATATATAACTTCTTCACTAGAAATAAAATCGTCAACATGTTGTTCTAACTCGAAATGATTGATAATTTGATGTTGTAATTGTTTAGAATAACCAGTATTTAAAGATATTTTAATACCGTTTATTCGTAAATTATCAAATAAGTGTAAAACTTCATCATCAACTAGGCTAATATTATTTTTTTCAAAATATTCTTTTTCTAATTCTTTTTTTAAAATATCTTCGGCTTTATCCGCTATTGGCATTATAGTTATAGGTCGAACATCGTTCCCATAATGATTTTTTATATGATTATAAAAAACCTGTTTCTTTTCTAATCCAGGCCATTTTTTCTGTTGTTCTTTTGTCGCTGGATAACCCACGATTTTTAAAGAATTTGCCATGGCTTTATAAATAATATTGTTTTCTTTGATAATAGTTCCTGTCATATCGCATACAAGCATATTAATATTGTTTCGATACAATAAACTCATTTAATTGTAATGGATAAATATATTTAAACCTGTTTTCAAGTGTTTGTAAATTTTAAATATTTGTAAAAAATGTTTTATAACGTAAATATATAATGGTAAATTATACATTTACGATACCTTTTGTAGCCGAATCTACTCAAAACGAAGTATTGAGTGTTTATAATGACGATTTTACACCACAACAATATTACTCATTTTATCGCTCTATTAAGGCGTTTGCCGACGATGAAACATCCGCCACCGTGGATTACCCTGAGTATCGTCTTTTTGATTTTCTGTACGAGGGATTACACTTAAATTTTCCCGAAATTTACCCCACTTCCACACTTCCATCATCATCATCCAATTCACCGCTCACATTTAGCATTATTTTAGAAAATGGTTATACAGTAATTCAAAAAAAAGCGTTTTACAATTGCGAAAAATTAACGAGTGTCGATTTCACCGACTGCTCTAGTTTAACCACTGTTGAACAAGAGGCGTTTAAGAATTGCTACACTTTAGCGAGTGTAGATTTATCCGGTTGTAGTAATTTAACCACTATTGAACAAGAGGCGTTTAAGAATTGCT